TGTAATTTTAATTGCTCTTCTAAAATTACTGTTATCATATCTAATTTACTTTGGTCTCTAGTATTCCATTCGCTTTTATTCATATCTTGTATATCATACTTCCAACTATTCCAGTCTTCTAGTATCTCTTGCATCATATTCTCAGTCATTAAACATCTCCTCTATTTCTTTTGTTCCATAATATTTTAAATCATCTTCTAGTGTTTTAACATAGACATTCTTAATACCATAAGATTTAAGTTCATTAGCCATAGCAAATGATTTAGTTGTTGCATCTCGGTCTAGTCCTATATACAATTTTTTGTATTGTGTTAAGTACTTTTTGTGAGATTCTTTTAATGATGTACCCATTAAAGCTATACCTGTTAATACATTAGATACTGCACATGCAGATGCACAGTCCTCTACAAGTATAGCTTCTTGGTGTTCTGTCAATCCACAAGTAAATGGTACATCTTTGTTGCCATACATATACCACTTTGGATAGACTTTAGAATTTAATCCTCTACCTACTGCACCTACAATCTCATCTGTTTCTGGATTTTTAACACAGAATACAACTCTGTTTTGTGCTATATCAAATTTTATTGTGGCTCTACCCCAACTCCAAGCCTCCCAACAATTATTTTTATGTAAATATTTCATTGCTTTTTCATCTGAATATACAGATGTAAAACTATCTGGTATTTCAAATGTTAAATTTTGTATTTCTTCTTTCTGTTTAAATGTATCAATTACATAATTCATATTTTTTTCTCCTTGATATTTACCTTTAGCTTTACATGATGCATGAAAACAATACCAATTAAGATTGTTGGCTGATGTGTCTACTGATAAAGTATTTTTACCAGAACAAAAAGGGCAATCCATTCTAACAGATGTATCTGGTGGAATAAATAATCCTTCTATTACTGATAATTGTTGCTTATAATTCAGTTGGTATTTCCTCGTAAGTTATTGTATACTTGTCTGTTCTAAAGAAGTCATTAGCTTCTATCTTCATTAACCCTTCATTTAAATACTCAGCAATTGCATTCTCAACCATCTCTGTTGTTGGCTCGTATGGAAATGGTATTAGTGCTTTTGCGTCTATTCCTAGTCCGAAGATTCTTACTTTGTATTTTTTCATTGTTATTCTCCTTATCATACTTTGCTTTATTTGTCAAGCGATTTTCTTTTTTTATTTTTGCGTAATAGCTTGGGTGTCTAAACATTATATAAATCAACAACAGACATATCTGTTAAGTCAACAGTATATTCTTTTTCATTTATTTTAAATTGTATTTGATGACAGTAGTTATCCATGTATGGCATAGACTCATCTACTGTGCCACCTATATTTTTTATAGACTCTTCTAATTTTAATGCTATATCTTTTGTAATCATTTACTCATTCCATTTGTTAATACTTGTTTTACTATTGTTGTCCAAGGATTCATATCTTTTTTATTAGCACTACAAGATGTTAGTAGTAATACTATTAATATTACTCTAATCATTTATTTCCTTTTCTATGTTATATATTGTGTTGTATGTATTGGCTTGTAATTTACCAACATCTAATGGGTCACAATTTACAAAATCTTGTATAACTGTTATTGCTACATCTAATGTATCATCATACATTAACATTGGCTCTTTTCTAAACCTTAAAGTTAAAAACTTTTTTATTTTTTTCTTTGATACTCTACTACTCATCAATGCTCCTTGTAACTTACTTGTTTAACTTCACGACTCCAACAGGCACGACAACTACCACACTCACCATTCTGTTTAGGTGCAGGACATTCTCTACCTACTGCAGGTTTATCTTTGTGTACACCAGAAGTCCACTTCCAAAATTTAGGTGGTGGACTATCTACTTTGATTGCTGATACACGCAAACATAAATTTTTTGGCACATCTTCTTCTTTTACTTGGTCTACTATTTTATATTCTCTTGTAGCTAACCAGTAATTTATATGTGGTGTAAGTTCACATACCTCAAATATCTTCATCAAATGTGAGTAAGATTGTATATCTCCAGAGTCAAACCAACGATGAAAAAGCCTTGATTTATCTAGGTTTTTGTACTTTTGTGTCAGTAGTTCTGCCATATAATCTACCCACTCAACCATTTCTATTGCTTCGTATCTCTTTTGATACATAGCTTTTACAACTGGGAATACATAACAACCTTTACCTGCATAACATTTATTACAGATAGTTCCCTCTTGTTCTGCTAGTATACTACCAGTCTTACAATATTGAATTGGTATACCCCACGCATACGAGGGCATCTTACTTGGATTAGATAGTGTGCCTATCTTTTTTTCTATATCTTTTAGTTTCATAATATTATTGCTCCCACGATAAAGCCAATGCTAAACCAAACAATCTCTGTTCGATAATACAATGACCATACATTAATCTTTTTTATTAATGCTTTCATAATAACCTTTCTCAACTAAATATTTGTATAAGTTTTTACAAGTCTTTGGTGTTTTATCTCCTAGCTTGAAGTTACCTATTACTGCTTTTGCAAATGATGTATAACCTGTTACTCTAGGATTAGTCATAAGCATATTATGTTGTGCTTGCATTTTTAATGCACGCAATAACATATTCTGTTGTAATGTGTATCCATCTTCAAACACATGTGTTCTTAGATCTGCCATATATTCTCCTTTGTTTATTGTTTACTTTCTTCATACTCTGGATCATAATAACTTACCATTCTCTTTCTATCAAGTGTCTTGCAATATGTTGCAAATATTTTTTTGTTATTGTATGTACCATGTATCCACACTTGACCATTTCCCTCTTCATAATCTGGATTTTCTACATAGGTAATATACTCTTGTGCTTTATCAGTACAAAATTCATAAGGTTGTAGCCTTGCAGGTATTTCTGCAAAGCCACCACCTATAAATAGAAAAGTAATTAGTATATCCACTAATTACTATCTATTGGTTGTACCTCTGGCTCTTGTATTTCAGTTTGAGGTACAGGTTGAGTTAAAGGAATAACCATTTGATGTCTTTCCCATAGTGCAGTATCACTATTCCAATAAGTAAATGCTTCATGCAATTTTCTTATTTCGTAACCCATTTCTTGCGTAGGCTTTCTTTCATTCTCTATTCTTGCGAGAATATTGATAGCCCTTTTACGAACAGTTCGCATCCATTTTAACTCCCATGTAGTATCAATGGTTGGTTTGTCTGACATATATGCTCCTTTGTTGAGGGTTTATTTATATATATATGATGTTATCTTAACACATAAAGTCTGGTGTGTCAACTGCCGTGTACTTAGCAAATCGTTTTTTCTCACCAACATAGTATTGTTTGTATGCAGTAATATAATCTTCATGTTTGTATTCATCTGGCATACATTGTGGTGGTGGTGTAAAAATTTTAACATCAAACTTATCTTTTATTTTTTCATTTAAACATATAATATTGTTTAGTATTCTACCTGTTTTATGAATTTTGTTATGGTATCTATGTCTATATTGATTAAGTAAATGACCTAATAAATCTATTGACCACATATAATTACCAAGTGAATCTCCTACCCATATTGTCATTGGGTGTTTAGGATATGCAGGTTTGTATAGTTGTTCATCTAAACCACAATGCCTTTGATATGCAGTTGATAACATCTGTCCTGTTTCTAATATCATTTTTACTACATGCTTATCACAATGATATTCAGCACATATTTTTGGATCTGTGTGTAAATGAAATATGTTCATATCTTTTTCTCCAATTTTCGTATTGCATATCTTACTTCGTCTAATGTAATCTTACCTGCATTATATTGATATGTCAATGTGTCATGTAATTTTACTATATGGTCATGTGTTGTACCTGCAAGGTCACAAAAAAATTCACAATCTTTAGAACGCACCCATGCAGTTGCATTATCTTTTTCTCTTTGTTTGTGTACATCTGTCATGTACCCACTCTTTGCATTAAAGATACCAAATGAATCTTCAAACATAATTTGTATTTTTGCTATACCTATTTTTTCTTGTGGTGTCTTATCTATCTTTTCGTGATTGTATGTTTTCATACTCTATCCTTGTTGTTGTTTTACGCAGACCACAATCTGCACAATAATATTTTTTGTTGATTATAATAATTGCTTTTGAATCACAATCATAACACAATTTAATAGGTGTGTCAATCTGTCTACTTGGTTTTTCTGTCATAATATGATAAGGTGTCCTGTCGTTGCAGGGGGGTTAGTATATACATTAGCCTTTCTTAAGGCACATATTATTGTTGCAACAAGTATCATCTAAAAATACTCCGAAGATTAATCTGCCGTTCATAAATTACTAGGACTAACGATATATTTTTATCAACCATAATACTATTATAATATGCACCTAAAGAAAGGCTAGGGGATTTCTCCCCTAACCATATCCTTTCAGTTATTAAGAGGCAAGACTGACATCTGCTTGTGCTTTTTTCCAAGCAAGTATCTTCTCTTCTCTTGTAGGTTTTGGTGCACCAATATTCATAATTGAATCTGCTGCATCATCAATAGAAATAACCAAGTCCATACCAAACTTATCAGCTAGTATGCTAGGGTCAATCTTCCAGTTTATTTTCTCATGTTTAGCAAAGTTCTCTACTTGAGAAAACTTAGTCATAGATTTAATAACCTCTTTAAATCTATTAACTCTAGCCACAACAGTTTGTATCCATTGAGTATGTTTAGTGACAACATCTTGTCTAGCACCAATCATCATCTCAAACTTGGCAAACTCTAAGTCTGTGCAAGGTATTGCACGAGAACGACAACCACCAGTACCAATGATATGTAATGAGTGTTTGTCTTTCCAAGATTGATAGTAGTTAGTACCACCTTGACCACCTTGTAGCCAATGATGATTGTCATTTCTACATTGAGATAGATAAGGATTAGTATTTCTTGAGTATCTTGAATCTGATTTCTCAGCATTCAAGTCAGCCTCAATGTTGCAATCTGGATTTAACCCTACTGCTTTCATATCTTCACGATACATAGCATATGCAAAGTTTTTACCACTATTGCTACTACCACTATAACGACTACCATAATCAGATGATAGACTTCCATCTAACTCAAATGAAAAGTGCCTAGACTTTTCAACTTCGTCATTGTATCTGTCTAACACTTTTGGTGCGTCAGTTACTTTCATAAAGAAGCAACTGTCAGTACCAACAGCATCAATAGTATTATATTCTTTCTGATAAAAGTTTAAACTTCTATCTCCGAATATATGATCTGGTTTAAATCTTCTTTGCACTGCTACTTTCATAGTAGCAAATGAAGATTCATTGATAGACTTTGCATCTTCTCTTGATTGTAGGAACGCTTCTTTTTCATGCGTATCCAAAGACTCACAATGCTTACGAAAATCAATAACACATGACTTACGTTTATCAGCATTGAGTCTTACTTCTTTTTTATCCATACGAGTACTCCTTTGTTGTTGGTTAAAAAAAAGACACCACCTAGATAACTAGATGATGTCTTTAATATACTATACTATTTTGATTGTGTCAACTAGCTAGACCTAATGTATTTGCTAGTTCTCTTGCCTCTGGATTATTTATTGTATCCCAGTCACTATCTGTGTTTGGTTTTAATGCTTGTTCTCTAGTTATAGAATGATAAACACCCATTAGTTTATTTTCTAATTGCCATATTCTATGACTTCCATCAACAGAATTATAATCCCATTGTGTTCTTACAATCCAAGCGTCTTCTATTGGTATGGTTTGTTTATCAATAAAGCCAACTGCATTCATGCAAGTTGTTTTATGTTCATTCCACCATTGTTCACGACAACCATTAGAACACCAATAACCAATGTATGTATTAACTTTATTAGATTGATAATACTTCGCACCTTTACTGCCACGAATCTGATTTTGATTTCGTTTTTCTGGACATTTTTTATTCTGACACCATTCACTCATTGATATCTCCTTTGGTCATTAGTAATTTAAGATGATTGAATTTTATCTTATCAAACATTACTATTGTAATGTCATCATTTACCTCTAACCTATTGATTTTATAGACTTTTTTGCCTACACTAAACCACTTCAATCTTTTAACAGATATGTTTCGTGGTGCTTTCTTTTCAAGATCATGGGCTAGTATGTACTCATCAGCATTGGTAGTTCGTTTCTTACCTTTGCGTTTGTACATAGTACCATCAGTTTGTTTCCAAGTTGAACGATTTAATAAATCAAACTTGCCTACTCGGTAGCTACCATCAGTTTTAATAAAACCTGCACGAAACTTTTTAGCTTTGGTTGATGTCATCAAATCATATAGTAGGTCGGAAACTTTTCCCACTTCTATATTTACTTGTGTCATTGTACTCCTATTGGTTAATTGTTTTGGGGTGGTGCAGTTGAATGGTTAGTTCAACACCATTGCACCACACCCCCTTGATTGTGCTATCGCCATAGTTCCTCATAAGAGTATACAAAGTCGTGTGCAAACAAAAAAGGGCAACCAACTCTCGCTGATTGCCCTTATAATATACAACAATTACTTGCTATTGTCAACTAACTTTGATATCTCTTGTATCTTTTCATCTAGTTTATGTAGGTCGTGATATAATTCTTTGCATATTGGATAATCTCTTTTCAATAGCTTTACTTTAAACTGAATCATAAACTCATCACACTTTTTTAATTTTAATTGTATTTGTCTAGCTAGATTTGTCATTTTATACTACATAATTTACATTTTATATCTGATGACCAAGTATTTATTATAAATATTTGACCATTAAATATTGTTTTTCTTTTAGCACAGATAATCTGCCAACGATTAGTCTGTTTATTTTTATTTTTACAATCTGTATTAGTACAATTTATTTTTGTTTATTGTATTTGTCTAGCTAAGTTTGTCATCTGCTACTAACTCTATAAATTTATCTGCGTTAAACTTTTTGTTATCTTTTTTAAAATACTCACAAAGTTTTAGTAGTATCATATGTTCACTTTTACTATACTTGTTTAGTATTGTACCTATTGCTATGTAATCTTTTTTTGTCATAATGTAATCAGTATATAAAAAAACCCCATGTATGTCAAGCATACACAGGGTATCTTTTTAGAGAGAGCTAAAAAAGTCGGTTAATATTGTAATGATTTTTGTAAATATCTCATATGATAATAGCTATCTATTACATTATTTAAATCATAATATCCTGACATTCTTAACATAAGTTCTAATGCTATTGGCTCTTTCCAATTAGGTTTAACACCACTAGCTATACTACTATATGTTTTATACATTTTGTCAGCTTTTTTTTCTAGTTTAATTATTTGTTTTTGATTCATCACGCACCACCACGCAATATGCTATTAAACTTTCTCATCATATGTTCTGTAATATTATCAAGCTGATTAGTTTGTTTCCATATATCTTGCAATTCATATAGCTTGATAGTGTTCTCTCTCTCATAGTTTTCAGCTTTATTCTTTGACTGAACTTCAGCTATAAGTTGGTCTGTTTGGTCGGTCATAGTTTTCTCCTTTGTTATTCTTATACTATATCAAAGGTGTGGCATTGTGTCAAGGTGGGATAAAAAAAAAGCCCCACCGATATTGCTACCGATAGGGCTTATTGCTGTTCACATATCATA